TCGTAAGATCCCCTATCGCTTTTCCCATCAGCCCGTGACGTTTAGCGTCATCATGTCTCGTGACATGCGTGAGCGCGAAGCATTTATGAAGTGGCAGGATTTCTTTGTTGGTCACTATCGCACAACTCAGAACGGATTATCTACAAGCCCATTCGATACACAGTATTACGACGATGGTATTGGAACTATTGAGATCATTCAGTATTCATATCCAATTACCACAACGGAGAATACCCTTAGACCAAAGGCTGATAAGAACCTTGAAGCGGCTAATCGCAGACAGGGAATCGACGACTCGCCACAGAATCGTGGTGAGAATCGCTATAAGAATGGTGTCAGCTCAGCAGGCGCTCGCTCTAGAAGCGTTGGAAGCAAGAAGTCTAAGGGCGAATACATCGAATCATATAAGATTCGCTTGGAAGAAGCATATCCATCTAATATCAACGATCTTCAAATGTCGTGGACTGACGACGGATATGCCAAGTTGCAGGTAGAGATTCAGTATCGATATGCGGTTGAACTGCATAAGACATTCGCATCTGATTTGGAAGCTGAAGTCGGCAAGAGAGGTAGAACTGGTGGTGGTCTTCCAGCACAGTATGATAATCTACCTATCAATGGATTGTTTTAATTAAACGGAGTGAATTATGGCATTACCTAAAGTATCATCACCGCGATTTGCATTAGACTTACCATCCACGGGCGCTCGTGTATCGTTCCGCCCATTCTTGGTTAAAGAGGAAAAGGTGTTGCTTATGGCAGCACAGTCCGACGATCCATTGGATATGGTCGACGCAGTAAAGGATGTAATTGCTGCATGCGTATTATCTGACGAAGTCAATGTGAAAGACCTACCCTATTTCGACCTAGAGTATATCTTTCTGAATATCCGTGCTAAGTCGATTGGTGAAACCGTCAAGATGGATTATCGTCACACTGGTGGCGTAAACTATCAGGGAATTGCCTGCGAAGCGGTGACTCCAGTCGAGATTAATCTAGAGCACGTCAAGGTAGAGAAGAACGCAACGCATACTAATAGATTCCAGCTGGACGATACGTTGGGCGTCGAGATGCGTTATCCTACTCACGCTGATATCCGCTTGGTATCCAATGGTGCAGATGAGATCGAGATGCTCGCTCGCTGTATCGTATCGGTATATAATGACAGCGAGATCTTCGAACCAGATAATGATGCAGACGCAATCGAGTTTATTGAGTCTCTGAGCAACGAACAGTTTATGCGTATTATGCAGTTCATTACAACTATGCCTAAGCTCAAGCATACATTCACTTATAAGTGCAAGGGATGTGGGCAGGAAGATACTATTACACTGCAAGGAATGTCCGATTTTTTTTAATGGTCCTCTCTCATAATACGTTGGCGAATTATTATCAAACCAACTTTTCGTTAATGCAGCACCACAAATATTCGCTCAGTGACATTGATAATATGATTCCTTGGGAGAGGGATATCTACGTTAAGATGCTTATTGAATATCTGAAGAAACTAAAAGAAGAACAAGAAAAAAGGCGGTAAATGGCTGACAAGGATAGCGGCGAAGACATTCTCCGTGCCATTTTAGAGAAGGGAAGCGACAAGGCTAAGAAAGCAGCCGCTGACGCACTGACCCAACATCCCCCTACTCCAGCAGATCCGCCTGAGGTAAAAGCAAAGAAGCGACGCAAGGGATTAAAGAAAGCGATCGCTGCTAAGATTGGTAACAGTAAGTATTATCATCACCCCGAAACAGGTGCTATCGTTGACGAGCAGGGGCAACCAGCTCCTAAGCGTATTGCTGAGCAGCTCGTCAAAGAAAAGGTAGCACCAGCTGCTCGCAAAGATAAATCTATTCCCGAATTAGCTAGACTTAAAAAAGAACTTGCAAGTATGGGTCAGCTGTCAGCTAAAACCATTGAAACAAATGGTAAGATGATTAACAGCGTATCTGTTACTTTCGAGCAGTTTCAGAACGTTCTATCTAACTTTGCCACACAGAACTCTCAGTTACTAGACGCTATGGTTCAGCAGAACGCTGACTTTCATGAAAAGGTTATCGAAGCGCTCACTGGCGTAAAAGCACCAACTAAATCGAGCGGCGCAACACAGACGACTGCTCCTACAAGCATACCAAAGAAATCAACAAAAGGTTCTAAGTATCAGAAACGTGTTGGTGCTATGTCACCGCCACAGAAGAAAGTTCAAGCTGCTCGTGTTCAACAAAGAGCAGAGCATATTGGTCAGATTAGAGCTAAGACAACCGTTGGATCAATTGCTAAAGCTGGAGCTGTCGGTGCTGTCGGTGGAGTTATCGCTGGTGGTGTAATTGGTGGATTAGCTGGTGTTCAGAAAACACAACCAAGTGGGCCGAGCGTTGGTGAACTGAATGCAAGAAAGCTGGGACCAGAAGGTGGAACTACTCCTACCAGACAGCAACAACAACCGCCACCAACACCACCGCAAGGAAATCAAGAGCGCCCACCACCGCAAGAAGCGCCACCAGCGGGAGCACCATCGAGAGCGCCTACTGCACCCGCAGCACCATCTGGTGGAGCTGTTGGTGGTGGAGGACTAGAAGCGACTGCTCGTGAAATGCTCATTCGTCACGAAGGCAAGCGCAACACACCATACAAAGATTCTAAGGGATTGTGGACTGTCGGTATCGGTCACTTGATTGGTGACGGTAGATCGCTTCCACCTAACATGAATCGCACGTTCTCTGATGCAGAAGTCTTTGAGTTATTCACTAAGGACTACGAACACCACGCACAAGCTGCTGCTAATATTCCTGGATACGATAAGATCAACGATATGGGTAAAGTTGCTCTCGTCGATCTGACATTTAATATGGGTCCAGTCTGGTATAAGAAATGGCCTAACTTCTGTAAGGCTATGGGAGATGGGAACTGGCAGCTCGCAGCCAAATGTCTTGAGCAGAGCGCATGGTATCGCCAAGTTGGGCGTAGAGCGCCAGAGATTGTTGGGCTTATTCAAAACGGTGGTTCGGGTGGCGGCACTATCGGTGCTCCAACGGGAGGAGCTGCAGCGGGAGCTGGGGGAGCTGAGAGAGGACCAGTTATTACTCCAACGGAGGGAACGACTGAGCGCCTTGATCCAGAGAAAATGGCAGCACTCAATGCAGCCAAAGCCGCGGCACAGAAACAAAAAGCACAGCAAAACGCAAGTCTTGGCACGACTGCAGTCGAGGGAGCTGCAGCAGCTAACCAAGCAGCAGCTGGAGCGCCAGAAGCAACTGGTGAAAAGCCAAAGAATGTTACATTTGAATCTGGTAAAGTAGACACATCCAAGGTAGATCCTAAACTACTACAAGGATTCTATAAAGCAGCTGCGGAGTATGGTAAACCAGTTCGCATCAACTCTGCTTATCGCGGTGATGAGTATCAAGCGCAGCTATGGGTTCGTGCTAACCATTTCCATGAGCCAGGAGTTCATATCCCAGCAAAACCATCTAAGACAACAACGATCAACTATAAAGGTCAATCGTTTACTGTTCCTGGATCTGGTAAAGGTTCTGCTCACGGTCGCGGACAAGCGATGGACGTCGATCCAAAGATTGGTTCTGGATTTGAGAAGTTCCTCAATAAGTATGGCATTGGATTTATTCTTGGTGCAAAAGATCCACCGCATATTCAGCTGATGGGTGGAAGCAACTTTATGCCTCCTGGCGGCGGAGAAGCACCAGCTGGATCACCAAATGCAATAGCGTCAGCTGCACCAACGACTGCGGTTGAAGGAGCACGAATGGCAAATGAATCCGCAGAGCGTGCGATCGCACAGGGAAGCGCTCCATCTGGTGGTCAGACTATTATAGTGAACAACACAAGAACAATTAACAATACACGAACAATGCATCAGCCTGGAAGTAGCCTTCCTAATTTCAATAGAGGCGGAGGATTTAATCCGCTTCAAATGGTTGCTGGTGCTCTTGTAGGTAAAGCAGTCTCGAGGTTATTCTAATGGCTATTTCTAGTCTCGTTGTTGGTGGAAACGCTGGTGCTCGTCCTCCAGTTGGTGCATTCTTTGGTAAATCGACACCAGCTAATGATAACTCACAGAAAGTGTCGTCTGACTTTATCTCAGGCGATGTTATGGGTTCTATTCTTGGTAGCATCAGCGGTATCAGCGCAGAACTCAAGAAAGTTCAGCAGTTCTCCAAAGATGTAATCAAAGGTTTTTAGCGTCTAGTCGTTGATATGCGTAAGCTGAATAATGATATCACAGCTAAGTTTAAGTCTGTGAATTCGCAAATCAAAAAAGATAATATGGATTTCCTGCGCTCTATTACCACTAGATCGTCAGGAGAAGGGTTGATGCCAGTCGGCGAAGCAGCTGCTCCAGGAGTTCCCGAAACTAAAGCCAAAGAACAAGAACAAGAAAAAGATAAAGAAAAAAAATCTTTTCTTGATTCTATGCTAGATCTGTCTGATTTAGCTAACACAGCAAAAGATGCATTTGATCTAACTAAGAAATATGGTCCTAGAATGATGCAAGGCGCTCGCGCTTTTGCTGGTAGCGCAGCATTACTACCAACCGTCCTTGCTGGCGGTTTGATTGCGTTGGCGTATAATAGAAAGCAAGAACAGGAAGCTAATCCAGAAGGAGCAGCTAAGTTTGATCGCTCCATTGCTTCTGGTTCTAAACGAGCTGAGGTGATTAAAGGACCAGAAGCAGATAAAAATGCTCCTAATGCTAACGCAAATATTAGTCGTAAAGTGAAGGCTATTCCAGACTTTCTTTATGACGAAGGAGTTATTCCAACTTCTGCTATGACAGAAGTAAAAAAAGTAGTAGACGAAAAGAAGAGCAAAGGTGATATGATCTTCCTTAAGGATGGTCGTTACTTTGACAATAAAGAGCAGATCCTTAGAAATCCAGATGGTTCACCAGCAGAGAAAACTGCAGGGAAACCAACTAATGCAAATGATGCTAATGCTCAAGGATCACAACAATCATTTAGAGTTGGTGGTGAAGAAGCGAAAGAGGGTTCGCCTCTAAGTCAAAGGCAGATGATTGCTGTTAACATGGCGTTGACTATGAACCCCGAAAATGCTAAGATGTATCCTGCTTGGCTTATGGATCAATACAATAAACAAAAGTCTGGTGGTCAAGCTGCAACTGGAGCAGCTCCAACAGGCACTACTACTACAACCACACCGGAAGCGCCTTCTGCTTCAGCTAGTGCTGCGCCAACTCAAACTCCTGCTCCTGCTCCTACTGCGGAAACTGGAACTCCTATGAAAGTGGCAGATATCCCACCATCTGCTGCTCCCGCAGATGTTCCCGCAGAAGGTAACACACCAGCAGCAGCGGAAGCAGGAGCTCCAGCACCAGCAGCTGCGCCAGCTCCTCCAGCTGCTGCAACTACAGGAACACCATCTAAGGTTGAAGAAGATTTCAGTAATCTAGCAAACGTTGCTGGTGTTCAGGTTGAGAAAGGTAGCGATATCCCACCAAAGGCAATGATGGCACTAGATGCTATGATGGAGAACGATCCACAAGCAGCAGCAAAGAAATATCCAGCTTGGGTGCTTGAGCAGTATGCGAAACAGAATGGTAACGAAGCAGCGCCTACTGGTGGTGCTACTAGTCAAGCAGCTGAAATGGCAGGAGAAAATGTAACTGGTGCAGGTGGTGCCGGTGGGGACAATGGAGGAACTGGTGAACCATCAGCTGACACTGGTAAAACAGAAGGAGCGCCCGCTCCATCTGCACCGTCTCCACCAAATGTTCCTGCTGATTTGGAACCACCATCTCAAGCGAACAAAGATACTACACCAATCGTTATGAATAACGAATCGTCGTCGAGCAGCGGAAGCGTAACTTCTGGTGAAGCAGACAATACGTCTGGTCAGAACTTACCTATGAATGCACAGAACGAAGCGCTCACTGAGTATTTCGCAAAGCAGAACATAGACTATCAATAAAAAAAGGGGAGCCGAAGCTCCCCTGAGTGTAATCATAGGTGAAAGGAATAAGCCCTATGATTATTCTTACGAACTGATATACTTCTTGCAGCTCTTCAAAACTCTTCTCTCATATGCTTTATCATTCAGCTTTCTATTCAAGCCTGAAGGATGCGGCAACGTAAAGTGATTCACGTCAAGTTTTGATAGAGCTTTAGAGGGAAACCCACCGAGGGCTACGACTTTATCATAACCCTCGGTGCAGCTTTTCAGAAACTCGTAGTCTACATCTTTGTCTGTATACTTTCCTGCGAACGGGACGCAGTTAGTAAAAGAGAAGTGGTTGATACCCATCCCCTCAATCCAGCTATGCAATCGCTTGAGCGAGTTACACAACTTTGCTGGGTTGATTGAAGAAGGATTGATACCCACTACCAAGATGCGTGAGTTTCTCGACATTATTATTCGTCGTCCTCAGCGAGCTTATTGAAGAACTCAAGATCGTCGTCTTCAGCGATAGCTGCTTTCTTCGGAGCTGCAACAGTCTTACCAACTGCAGGAGCAGCGGAAGGACGCGAAGCGGTGCGCTCAAACGGAGAATCTTCATCTTCGTTCTTACGAGCATTCGGTTCAGCAAGAACCTTATCCAAACGCTTCTTCAACTCATCGTAGCTCTTGAACTTATCTGGAGCAACGAGTTCAGCAAGTGAATACTCTGTCTTCCAGATTGCTTCCATGTTGTCATCGTCATCCGACAACGGTGCAGCATCTTCGAACTCAGACTTA